CTGCCTCATTGTAAACAATCCATTTACCATCCTCTTGAGAAATTCTTTTTTCAACAGCCTCAACTCGCATTTGATAGCCATTGACTGTTAGAAAAGTTTTAATGTTGCCAGTTGTATCCCCTGTGGTTTTTATGACATCAAGAATGGTCTCGGCTGGCAATCCGCTTAGGCTGGTTAGGTCTACATTGTCGATTGAATCAACAAGAATCTCGTATTCATCCCAATCGTCTCTTGGGCGTTCCATCTTGCGCCTAGCCATCTCATTGAGAATAGTGTGATGAACTTCGATAGTCGCTGGACTGACCTCGGATTTGTGAACACGCTCATGGGAGGCGTTGAGTTCTTCAGCGCTTAGATGAATTAGTTTTGGTGCAATATCCGCCATGGATTAAGAATAGCGGATGGTATTACTACTCGGGTTTATTTTTTTCAAGGGCAGTTTCAATCATCGCCATCAATTTTAACTCATCTTCAACGGAAGCGCTTTGTTCGTTTTCCCATTGAGGATTAGTTTTCACCCATTCACGATAAACCCCTTGAATGATTTTTAACTCTTTTTCCCGTTTACTCATAGCCTAATTATACCCCAGTTTATTTATTTCCGCTAGATGGGGCTGGTTTTTCACGGGGAGTGCCATCGTAGATTAACCCGTCGCCGTCCATATCGATTGGTCCTGCTAAAAGATTACTGCCCTCGGCTGTGAGAACTTTAATATAAGGCACATACAAGCCTCTCAAGAGTTCTTTGCCTGTCCATGTGGGACTTCCATCTTCAGCAATAATAGAAGATTTTGCTCCCAACCTAGCGAAGTCTGCGGGTTTTGGAAAGTCATCATTCTTCATATCTTTGATGTCTCCAGTTACGCCATCCCTCATACGCCCCAATAATGCTTTGGCTTCCAATAACCCGTCGCCATATTTCTTTTCTGATACACCCATAAGTCCTGTTGAATTATTTTCAACCGACCTTATCCCAAAACTAACACGCTGTTGTATGGCATCAACAATAAAAGGAAGTTCATCTCTGTTCCAATCAAATCCAGCGTTTGCCCAATGTCTTGCTCCATCTTCTAAACCTGCGTTCAAGACTATGTGTGTGACTCCCTTGGAGATATACCAATCTTCAGATTGTTGCAGAAACTTTCCTCCGAAGCCCAAGCCTCTGTAATCGGGTGATAATTCTAAAAGTTTATGCTCGACACTCCAAGTGCCTGAATCTTCATCTTTAGAAAAAATACGGTGAATTTCTGAATCATTTACGGTATCGTCAAGTTGGTTAAAAACATTTGATATGACATGGATTCCGTCGCCATCTACATAGACTTCTTCTACCACAGAGCGAAGAGTGATAGATTCTCCATTCCGTTCAGAAGTGATGTCTACTCCGTAAACTTCTTGGAAAGATTCCACTAATGCCTCTGATACTTGAGGGTCTTTCAATGAACCGTATCCGTTTTCTCTTGCGTATTGTTCTAAATTGTCTGCATTTTCAGAAATGTATTCTTCTATCACTTGCGAGCGAAAACTGTCATAGTTAGTCAATTTTTCACTTTCTGACATCTCTTTGCCGTCTTGTTCTTCGAGGTCAGAAATTAAAATTGCAATACGGGTTTCAATTTCATCGTTTACATTAGAATCATTATCAATCATCATTTTTGCTTTGTCGCGGTCTATTTCTGAATCTCCGCCGCTCATTGCGTTATCTAATTCTTCAAGAGAAGGTCCGAGGTTTTTCATACGAGAGATGCGTTTGACATCTTCTTCACTTCTACCTGTTGCCCAGTTACCGTGGCTGGATTGGTCCTCATGACCCTCATGTTTGAATACGGGTTTTAATCCATAATCAAAATAAATTACTTTGAGGGTTTTGCTAACTTCGCCCAAATCTCTTTGGCGTAAGCGTCTATCTGTTCGTCCGTCATGTTGGACATATCGGGCAGTTCTACTGCTTCGAGTTTTTTCGATGCCACCTGTTCCTCCTGTTTCTATTTCTTTGAAGTTCGCTACATCCCAAATTGAGATTTGGTCGCGGTCACGACCCCGAGAGATAGCCTCCCCCTCGTCCTTAATGTTTTCTGATACATCAAGGTAAACCTGTCCATCATCGGTATTATGCCATAAACCGAGGTAGTTATTCGAATTATTGAACTCGGATTTATGTTGTTTCATATAGGAAGAAAGAATCTCCACGCCTTTATCCTCATCAAAAAAGTCGTCAGCCTTGACTATCGCGGCGAACTTCTTGCCCTTGGCAACCATAAAGCCCTTAGTAGGCTCAGAACCGTCTTTGAGGCTTACTGAGAGACCGCCATTCTCTTTTACCCTCTCAAGGGTTGAGCGGACAATCTCAGGGGCTACTTGGACTCCCTGCGCCCATGAGCCGTGTGATGACTGGTCGTGGTCTCCGTGCTTTGCAACTGAAGCAGTAATCTCAATCTCATCGGAGTTTGTGTAAACATATTTGTTAATCATCGTTTACCACCGTAACTTTGATTAACCTATCTTGGGTGCCTCTGACATTGACAGAGCCAATACTATCTACTCTGAATTTTGTATTTCGGGGGAAAATATGTTCGTTCTCTTCACGAATTGATTCAGACGGTCCGTATGACTCGCCCACACCCTTAAAATAACGATTCACAGATAAAACTTTACTACCTTTAGGGACGCTTATCTGTAAAACTGCACCTGTTTGCGGTGTTCTACTATCGAAACTACCACCTAGAGCAGTAGACATAAAACTCCATAATTGTTCAGGTTCGGTTGTTGTGGAGGCATATCCTTTATCTTTGAAAGTATCACCCTCTTTAAGAGTATCAAATTTATCTACCCCAGACACACCTCTGTAAAGAAGCATATCTCTAGGTGTTTCCGTGCGGTCAATTACATAATCTAAAGCGTTTCTATATTCTTGAAATTCTGATTTATCTAAGTATGACTCATTATCTTCTCGCCATTTTCCAGTTCTAAGGTATTCATTTATAGGTCCGTATGCGTTCATTGTGTAATCTTCTAAATAAGTGCCTTGTTCCTGAGATGTATCGTAATAAGAATGGAGAGTTACATCTGAATCTTTATATCCTATTCCTTTAGGAAGTTCGCTACCTCCAGTAGACCAATTACCATGCTCAGACTGGTCATGCTCGCCATGCTTGGCTACATCTTCTTCATCTCTGATGAATGGGATGTCATTAAATAGGTTGTGGAAAGTCATGCCTAGGTCAGCGCCTTTTTTAACTACATGCGGCTCTACCATTTTCACTTCAATCACCGTAAAAGTTTTAGGTTCTTGACGCTTCCACGCATTGACAATAATGCGCCTTGCATCCTCTTTGACTCCGCTTGGATTTCGGTCATTTGTATACTTTACGGTAGAAGTTTCAATTTTAGAAAAATCGCCCGAATTGATTCCATCTCTTAAGGCTTTGTAACGAGACTCAGACTCAGCATCGGATTTACCGCCCCAACTTGGGTCATTCGGGTCAGAAATTCTGTATACATTTTGCCCGTCTCTATCGGTGAAAGCATCGCCTGATACAGCCGAGCGAGACCAATAAGGAACTGTTACTTCCGATTTACCTACAACTTCAAATTTACCGCTAGTAATAGTTTCAAAATCTGAGGGATACCAACTGTTTTTAGGATTTACCGATACACCTTTTGCGCCCTCTTGAATTTTTAAGATTACCTTAGAATCATTTGGGGTCCTAGACCTGTCTACTGCATACCATTCAGCCACGCCAAGTGAGCGAGTTGTTGAAACCAAAGGCATATCAATAGTGTCGCCTTCTTTTAGGCTAGTGAACTGCTCAAGCAATGCTTTTGCTTCTTCGCTTCCAGCCGCCATGCCGCGATACAAGGTTGGTTGAGGGCGCCCATTAGCGATTGCATTTAAGACTGCTTCGGTTTGATTCCTTACTGCGTCAGTAGATGAAGCACCAAACCCGCGTTGCGTTAAATAATTTTCTGAGCCGCCGACATCCTTATCACTTTTAGGGACTGGTAAGCCAAGCATTTCACCCGCATATTGACGGTATAAATCTACAAACTGGTCACCATCGACGCCGTGTTCCCAGTTATCCCAAAATTTTGGAGTGGTTCCTGTTGCATTGCGTGGTGATTCAGGAACCTTTTCTTTAGGACTCCAATTAGATAATTCATCTGTAATTCCAGTAGCCCATGAACCATGAGAACTTTGGTCATGGTCGCCGTGTTTGAAAACTGGTTTGTATCCAATAGGTAATGCAATTATGTAACTCATGAGCGCCTCTCAGGAGGAATGATTACCATGGCGCAACGACAGTTAGGGTGCGCTCTTCCTGGCGTTTCATCTCCGTTGGAGAATGGTTCATTCCAACCAACAATTTCGCCATCTAAATCAGAACAAATATCGCAGGTGCGTTCGTCTTGAGCAATAATCCACATCTTTTGTGATTCAACATCTACATAGCCTTGTTCGGATGCTTGCTTCCATCCTTCGTAGCGTCCCTCGTTTTGTGCAATTTGAATCTCTGTTCGAGCAATCATTGTTGCTCTCTTGCTCTTAAGAGAATCTGAATAGCGGGTCGATAGTTCTATTGCGCGAGCGCGAGCGGTAGCCTCTTTCATTCCACTTTTAACTAATCGGGCATACTCTCTCTTTTCATAGTTTGTAACCGCCTTAGCCCATTGCGGATGAAGTCCTACAACACTTTTGATTCTTCGCGCTGTTG